CTCAGCGTTTCTTAAAATACCCTTAACTCCCTCTCTAACTCTGTTCTTAGCTATTTCTACATTATATTCTTTTCCAGTTTCACTAGAATCGGCATATTTACCAATGTGAACGTCTGCTGGATTGATTATAAGTAAGTGACCATCTTGTCTATTAGGATAATCAATGGAGGGATATTTAGGAGAATATTTAGAGATAAGCTCCTCAATAGATTGTAAAAAATCATCTTTAGTATATTCATTAGGTTTAGCAAATATTGAAAACTTTTGGCTTTTATACCAATAATGTGAAACAGAGCCGACATCTATACCAACTTCATTACATTCATCAGCAAGTAAAGATTGTCTTTTTTTATCATTTCTATATTCGTCAATTAGTTTCCATTCATCTTCTTTAAGTCTGTATCTCTTGTTTTTATTCATTTATTTTTGATTTTCTCTAATCCCCTAGAGCCGAAATAAGCTCCAATCGTTATAGTCAAAATTGTAGTTATTGTGCTTTTCCATTCGTCATCTACTACGAAATTTATAGCACCAGCATCTATAAATATAAGCAAAGTAGTAGAAACAACAAGCCAAGCTAAGACTAATGGTCTTATGTTTCTAGGAAGCCAACTTGATTGTAAGTTATCTGACTCCCATCGTTTAGTTACTTCTTGTTCTATTAGAGCCTCTTGCTCTTGAATAATCTTTTGCAGCTCGTTCTTTAACTGCATTTTTTCCTCTTGAGATGTAATTACTTCATCGACAATCTTATCAGCTTTACCTAATAAGTTGCCTAGTATGTTTCCTAATATAGCCATATAGCATCAGTTTTATCTTTATCAGTATCACAATGAATAAAAGTATCAGCTATGCCGATACGAGTAAATCCAGCCAATATAAGACCGTTTAATATCTTTTGTCTAGTTCCACTATCTTTGCAAACTATATCAGCAGCACAACCTTTTAAATGACTTGAGTTAGCACTAGCCTTATAGCCTTGCTTTTTTAGACTAATATTGTGTTGTGGTGTTCTAAAGCCAGACGATATTAAGAAAGGCACATTTGCTATGTCTCTAGCTATTTCTAACTTTATTAAAAATTCTTTTGTCATATTTTTTCCACTACCTTTAGAGTCTGGAGAATCAAACTCACTTAGCTTAAAATATTGCAATGCCATTTCTTTTTCTATGTTTTCTACACTTTTTTTCCAAATATTTAATTTCATCCTTGTCCTCTTGTTGGTTTTTTTCTTTGTGATTTACTAAGGTTTTTAGAGTGTACTTTACGTTTTACTTTAGGTTTCTTTCTAAAGTTACTTATTATTTTTTTCATTCCTTTTCTTTCTGTTGTAGATTATTTTATCGGCTGTGTAAATTATAGACAATAACAATACTAGTATCTTTAGTATTACCTCAACATCAGCTAACGTAGCAAATGTAAATGTAGTAGTGTTTAATATAAGTACGTCTGATGTTTCTTTTATTATATTTTTCATTTTTTTATTTATTAAGCATCGTAATAGCTAAAGATTAATGTTATGTCTGCATAGTGTTTAGTAGAGCTAGTTTGTTTAGAGCCACTTTTCTTAAAAGTTGGAATAATAGCTGTTTGTGCATCTAAATAAGTGTCAGCTATATCCATTTCATCGCTGAATCTTTCTATGTAGTGAACGTAAGAAGCATTATTTTGACAAATTATCTCCTCATCATTTATTAAAGTAATAGCACTAGAAGAACTAGAATTGGCATTAATAGGCTTTTTCCATAGTGAGATAGTCCAATCCTCATTAGTAGTTCCGTCGCTAGAGCAGCTATATATTATCCTTTCTAGCTTACATTTAAAACTAGGCACATTTAAAACACTAAACTTAGTTCCCCAGTTATTAGAATAACTAGAGCCACTCGTTAATGTCGCACCAGCATTGTGATTGTATTTACCTCCTCCAGGTTCTTGTGAGTTTATTAATAAGTCGTTTCCGTGCGTTGTTCCAGTTTCAAACATATGAATATGCTCCACAAAAAATCTTTTATATATATGATTTAAGGCATAAAAATTATTATAAAACACTCTAGTGTTAGCTGGTATATCAAAAGGAGCAGTAAAGCTCTCTAAATCTATTGTAGTATCTCCAGTATCTAAATCAGAAGACAAAATAGCTATCTTAACTGAATCAGTAAATCTAGGCTTAATTAAAATAGATGAACCTTTAGGCATTAATGGACCAGTATAACTATTTATATTGACTCTAATAACTGTAGCTCCACTTGTGATAGCTGTGTTTATTATTGCTATAATATTAAATGCTCTTTCTCCATTGATATCCTCAAGCATTCCACTATATCTCTTTAAGTATTCCATTAGTTGTTATTAGGTAGTTCTAAATTGTTAAATCCAGTATCTTCTTGGACGCTATCTGATACAAATGTTCCTTCAAAAACAGCATTTGTTAAGTCTATACCATCAAAATCAACTTCCATCCATTCTCCAGTAAATTGAGCTGGTGTTGCTATGTATTCTCCTCCGAGACAAACAAAGTATCTAGTAGCTCCTTCTATAGTTTCTTCTAATAGATATATAAATTCAAATGGGTCTACACCTAAAACATCAGTCTCTCTAATTAATCTTGTGTCCATTATCATAGAATATTTTTGCTCTATACCAAGTATAGTCATAGCTTTTAGACTTGGTAAATGTACTGCTCCCATAGAAGTAGTGTCATATAAATAAGTCCAGCTAGGAGATAGAGCATAAACCATATTGTTGGCATTAGAAGTATCTTTTATATATATATCATTATTACCAGCGTCTCCTTGTGTTGCATATTGCTCAATGAAATTAACTGAGTCTACTATTTCTTCTCCATTTTCTAATGGTGTTCCACTTATTTCATTTATAAAGTCATAAGCTACAAAGACTGGAGATTCTCCATTTAAGTATAATTGACAAGATGCTGTTGGAAAGTCATAGGGTGCGCCATATAAACCTATGTTGTTAGGAGCTGATTGTCCTACAATATCAGAACCTAGATTTAAAGGTACTGAAAATCCAAAGTCTATATTTCCGTCAGTATCTTGTGAGAAACTCCCTACACCTCTTGAAGCATAGTATATATAATACTCTAATACACCGTCAACTGGTACAGCCTCCATATTGTTTAAGTCTTGACTTCCTACTGAGTTAGTTATTCCGTTTATAAGATTTAAAGGATAACCAGTATCGTAAATCATATAAGCTGGAATAGGAAATAATGTAACTGAACTTTGTGTTGTGTCCCAAATATATTTATTTTGTTCAGCATCAAATTTTAAATAATAGTCTGTAGCTGATTTTATTCTTAGCATTAATCTAGGAGTGAAAGTAAAAGCACTAAAAACATTCCAAGCTGAATTAGTAAATGCTGCTGCTTCAAAAGTATTAGAATAATTAAATACAAAAGTCATATTTTGACCACTCTGAACATTTAAAAAAGTAGATTTAAAATCTGATTCTGCTGGTGTAGAATCTATTGTTATTGCACTTTCTACAAATGTATGCCACGCTTGTTGTGAATAGTTGCCAGGAAAGTTGTTTTGATTCATTATAGATAATCCTCCACCTATACTTTCAAAGTTTAAAGGATTAGCATCAGAAGCACCTACTATATTATAAGTCAATCGTCTAGTCATTCTACCAAAATTAAATCTAGTATCTGACCTTTTGTTATTTTGTGAGCTTAATGTTTTCTTATTATTTAAAGTGAAAGTTAAATTGTTATCTCCTTTTGTGTAACTTACAGCGTTTGCAGCAGCGTTGTCTTGCCACTTACCATAAACATCTAGCTGAACTATTTTAAATATGCCTTCCTCTTGATGGATTCTAGCATTCAAATAAAATAATATTTTCTCTAAAGCCTCATAGCAAGTCATATATTTTACTTGACTTCCAGCTTGACTTGGAGCTGTATAAAACGCATTAGACCTCACTATTATTATATTAGAGCAATCATAGTAACCGTCAGCTTCTGTTATGTTAGTTAAATCACTCCACCAACCACCCCAGAATTGCATCAAAGGGTCTAGTAATGTATTTTCAATATATACCTCAGAAATAGGATTTAAGTTTAATATGCCTAGCATTATTGAATGAAAGGAGTAATAACCACCACTAAAATTTCCATCTGAGTCTACTGTCTGTATAGTTGTGTCTATGCTTTCTGTTCTTTCGTTGTATATGTTGGTTATCTCATTAAACTTTTTTCCTTTAAGTAACTCTAGTCCATCAATAGCTCTAAGTCTTATTATTTGTGGATAGTCAATATCTTCCATAATTGACTCATTCATAATAATTACACCAGTCCAGAACTTACCAACTGGTGTAATAGCAGCAAAATCACTTTCTGTTCCGTTGTCGTTTTTATAGATTCTAGCAATATAATTACCCTCCTCCTCAGCCATTATATTTAAAATCCTATTTCTATCAGAATCACTTTGCATAACAAAATCAAAAGTAATTTCTGATGAGTGTATAGGTAAGTCTATTCTCTCTCCTCTACCTCTCCACGATAACTTAAAGCCATCGCCACCGACATTAAATTCACTTATAGAACCAGTATAATCTTTTTTTAAGATGTGCAATTCATAATAAATTCCATTGTCATCTTTAAACTTTGCTCTATTTGTTATTCCGTATGCCATTAAAAACTATTTTTTCTTCGTGAGTATCTATCATTGGATAGGTAAATATCCTCTCCACTAATCATTCCTTGTACTTGTACTGTTTGCCCTCCTATCATATCTTTTAACTTATTCAATGGAGCAATAACTTCTGGATTTGTATTAGCTCCAGCATATTCTCCCATAAGACCAACTGTTGGTCCAGATACAATACCACCATCAGCAAAAGCTGGTAATGGAGTAGATGCAATAGTTGCTATCTGTGCAGCTCCTAAAGCACCAGTAGCTATAGCTAAAGGTAAATTAGGTAAAGATTTAACTACAGCAGCAGCTACATTTACAACTGCTTCCATAAGAGCAACAGCTTTTACTCTCCTAGCTCTTTTCTTTTCTAACTCGGCTTTCTTCTTTTCAAACTTTTTATCACTCTCTAATATCCTTTCATTTTTCTCCTCCTCACTTATAGCCATAGCCTCTATATTAGCTAGTTCTGTTTCTCTAACCATCTCTAATTCAGTTAGCTGTTTTTGGTGCATTTGACCAAATAAAGCTCCAACCTTTCCTATTATATTGGTAATCTCAGCAAAGGTATTCATTAAAGAGTTTCTAAACTCCTCACTAAAACTAAAGAATGCTTCATTAAAGCTTTCTAATCCTTCTGGTTCTATTGCTGCTACACCCTCTAATGTTTCTGGTATTCCAGTATCAGTAGCAACAAGTCCAGTCTTTTTAGGACTTATTCTTGCTGGAATTGCAGCTTTTTCAAATGATATTTTTTTAGTGTTTTTTGCTAATGTTTCACTTAAAGTAGTTAATTTTTCAAAATCTCCTACTACTGGACCTAAATCTAATTCGTCTGTAGTTTCTTGATATTGTTTCCACTCATCATTCAAGTCTATCATTCTCTTAGTGAAATAACCTACTGCAACTACTGCTGCTCCAATGGCTATAGCAATCGGACTAAGTGCAGCGACAAAACCTACAACTAATGGAATTACCGTAGATAAAGTAGAAACTAAACTACCTATCACAACTATTACTGGTCCTATAACTGCTGCAAGTCCTCCATACTTTATTATAGCCTCTTTTTGTTCATCATTAAGACTTCTAAGTACTTTTATAACATCTAAAAGCAACTTTTTGAATGGCTCTATGTTTTCTACTATCAACTTACCAAACTCCTCAGATACATCGCTTAAAGAATTTTGTAGCTGTTGGAATGGTCCTAGACCAGCCTCTGCTGCTGCTTCTGCTGCTCCTCCATATTGTTTATCTAACTCGTCTAGTATTATAGTTTGTGCTTGTGCTAGTTTATTGGTCTGTGCTAAAGATTTTATTAGAGCTTTTTGTTCTTCTGAAAATTGAATACCACTACGACTAAGAGCCGATAAGTTTGCTATTGGGTCATTTAAGGCTTTACCAAGTTGTATAGATGCAGACTTTAAATCTCCATCTAATCGAGTTGCTAAATTTAAAGCTGCTTTCTGAGTTCTTGCAAATTGCTCTCCAGCTATATTAGTAAAGGTTAAAAGCTGTGCTGTTGCATCTTTTAATATAACCTCATCTCCAAATATTGTTTTTGCTTGTAAATCAGCAGCCATCTTTTGTAGCTGTTGAGAAGTAAATCCAGCAGCATTACCAGTAGAGATTAGTCCAGCTTCTACTTGTGCAACAGCTTTAGCTTGTTTGTCAAATGCTGCTACACTAGCAGCTCCTAAAGCTACAATAGGCAGAGTTACATTTCTTGACAATGTTTGTCCGAAGGATTTCATATTACCTCCAAACTTTTTCATAGACCTCATTGATTTCTTGAGACTACTCTGAAACTGCTTGTCATTTAGACTTAATTTAATACTTAATGTTTTCTCAGCCATTGTCTTTATTTAGCAATTCGTATTTCTTTTTAATATATTCTGCTCTTTTCTTTTGTTTGTCGATGTCGGTCTTTACTTTCTTTTTCTCCCATTCAAACTTCATCAGCTTCTGAGGAGTTAGGTTTTGTCCTTTCTTAGTATGTGGCTGTAAATTAACACAAGCCAACCATCGCACTCGTTCCCATTCCCATTGCTGTTCTTTCTCTACTCTATCGTTTACTCCTTTCTGCATACACAGAAACTCGTGGAAAGTCAAATCCCAAAAGTCTTTAGGAAGTAATCCGAAGCCATAACCTATAGCCTCTAACTTATCCCAAGTTACTTCTTTTTCTTCGCCACTTTCTTCGTGGCTTTGTCGTTTCCCTCCGTTTCAAATTTAGCAGAGAATTGAGTAGAGAATATTTCTAGCACTTTATTCAAAGCCTCAAAATCTTCGTCTAGCAAGTCTGCGACATCATCAACATTTAAAGAACATTCTTGACCACTCACTCGTGAGCCATCTTTTATTCCGTTTAGGATTAGATAACAAGCATCGTCTAAGCTCATACCATCTCCTAGCTTATCTAAGTCAGCTAAACTTCTTCCAGTATCTTTACAAAATAACCTCAATGAGTTCATTCCAAATCTTACTGGGTAATCCTTTCCGTTTATTATTACAATTTCGTACATATCTTTATTGGTTTTAAATTATGTCAGTTGGAGCAGAGCCGAAGCCCATACCCCAACCAACAAAGAAATTATGAAATATCATTCTGCGTTAATGTGCCAGTTCCCTCTATTGAAACAGAGTAAGTTGGTGCATCTTCAGTTCCTCCAGAAACCTCTAGAGAAGTAATAAAGCCAGAGCCACTATAAGTATAGTCTCCAGTTGTAGTACTTGCTAAACCAAAAGTAAATGTTACAGCAGTTCTACCAAACATTTGGTCAAATAACTCATCTACTTCTGTGTCAGTACCAACAGAGTTAAAGTCCATAAGACCATCAGCACTAAGGCTAAAAGACTTTTGACCACCTAGTAATTCTCTAAAACCACTAGAGTCTTTAGTTGAGATGTCTATTGTATCTACATTCATTGAAATTGAAACATTCTGAGAATGCATCAACTTTTCTTCTGTGCCACCACTCGCTTGGTTTAGCACTTTTAGGATTAAATCCGTTCCATTAAAAATTGCCATTTTCTTTTTATTTTAAATTTATAATTAGCTAATATCTAAATCTTCTTTTTTAGATTTCTTTTTTGTCGGCTTAGAGATAACGTCATTTTTTCTAAAAAACTCTTTTACCTTTCTGCTAACATTATAAGTTTCTCCTTCTTTATATTCAAAGCCTCGAAACTCAATATCTTTACTTATTTTAACTTTATACATATCTATCTATTTATGTT